GAGATAAGCATTACCCTCTGTATCTATAGTTTCTATGACAAAAGGACTATTAGATGCAGTTAAAGGATATATAGTTGCACTAGAATAGCCGTCTTTGTAAATCTGAGCCCTATAGACGGTGTTTGTTCCATCAGGAATAGAATATACATCATCAAATATAATCTCGTATTTTGGGTTTATAAATGCCATTAGAACGTATTATTATTGTTTCTACTTGTTCTGTTTAAAAGTACTAATAAATCATTGCCTGAAACTTGAGCTACTAATGTTTGATTTTGCATTGCTGTAGCTGAAGTTAAATCTCCCATTGAACTAGATGCTGTAGGTGCTATTGCAGTAGTTCCAGCAGATGCACCTGAGAATAAACCTGCACCCATTCCCATTCCTTGACCTACTAACATCCCAAATGTTTTACCTATCTGTGATAAGTCTACTAATCCTATAAGTGCCATTAATGCTACAACAATTGCAGCAGCTATAGCAACCTTAGCTAATTTTTTAATCAAATCAGAAAATGCTGTACTAAGAACATCACTAATACTAGCTCCTTTTTCTAAAAGCATATCTATAGATGGTCCAAGAGCACTCATCATACCAATACCTATTTTTAATAAGTACTCTGCATTCTCTTTAGCCATTTTCTGCATTTCCTTAAACTTCTTTCTTATCGAGTCAAACCATCCTTCTAATTGCTCTTTACCTGCTTCAAAAGTATTTTTATCAAATACTGGCTTTGCTACAGGTTCGGTTATAACTTCAATATCACCACCAATATTTTGTTGTGCTTCTGCTAACTTTTGTTGAAGTAGTAATTCACCTCTAAGCTGTATAAGTTCTGATAATTTTTTGATAGCCTCATCTGTTCCTTGACCAGCTAAATCATCAATAGCAACATTTAATGCTTTAATTTGACCTTCTAAATAATCTAATTCAGTCATTTGTCTAAACTCCAAAAACAATACAGATATTTTCTTTATCTCTTCATTAAACCTATTCATGGTTTTTGCAAAATCACTTATCGTTACTTCTGCACCTTTAGTTTTTGATCCAAACAAACTAAATAAATCTATTGTTTCTTTTTTTGTTTCAGCAAATGCAAATTTAAAAGTTTTAGCAAAAGATTCTGCTGTACCTTTAGTTTGTGCTTTTATGACATTAGCCATGTCTTTGCTAAATAAACCTATAACAGCAGCTTTAAAATTATCCACCAAAGAAAATATATGTATAAGAACATCTACTATTAAATTAGATGCTCTTTTAAGTATATCAACTAATGCAGTTCCTAATCCTTGCCAATCTCCTTTAAGTACTGCTACTATTACTTTAAATAAACCAGCTATTATTTGTCCAATATTTTTAGTTGCACTTACTATTAAATTCCATGCAGAAATGTATGATTCGGTAAGAAATTCACCAAACATTTTCCATAACTCAGTTAGAGAACTTACGATTGATTCAAATACAGGTTTAAGTTCTGAATATAGAGTTGAAGCTGCACCATTAATAAAATCTTTAAAACTATCATACATAGCTTTAGTACTCTTAGACATTTTATCTCCTTGTAAAACAAAGTATGTCATTGCTGCTGTTACAGCAGATATAGCTAAATAAACTAATCCCATACCTTGAACTAAGGCTGGGATATTATTTTGAATACCTCTAAAACCATAAGGTAAATCCTGTAGAATTAAGGAAATGCTCATTAATCCCTTATTAAACTTCTTTGATGATCCATCAAAGCCTTTCATTGCATTAGAAGATTGTTTAATATTACCTTCTAAAACCTCAAAGTTTTTGCCTAATCTTCCTAGTTCTCTATTTATAATGTCAGATACAATCTTAAACTCTTCAGCATTTGCTTGTATCTTAATTCTAATTGTTTCATCTACTGCCATTATCCTATAGGTTTGATATTATTATACTTTTTTAATACATCTTGTAATTCATCATTACTCATCACTCTTTGCTTCACAAAGTTACGATTATCGCAGTCAAGTTGTAAAAGGTCAGTAGGCTTTACCTTTTTGCCTTTACTCATGTGTATATTTATCAATAAAGTCGTCTGCCACCTTAACTTAATCCAATCTTGTTCTTCTTGATGTCTTTTGCCATACCATACAAAATCTAATTCAGCCATCGTCATATCCCAAAACAAATGGGGAAGCACTTGGCACTCCCCCATTGAAAATCTCTCAATATCAATCCACTCTAATTTTTTTTTACATCAGAGTTTTTACCCTTCTTGGTTTCTGGCTTATCTAAGCCACTTACCATACTATCAGATAAAGCTTTAAAGATGTCTTGAAGCTTTTCACTTGTTATGCCACCCATATCATCAATCCAATCGCATACATCTAAGTCCGTAAACTTAGGAGTAATACCTTCTTTGTATAAAGGATATTCTGCTGCTGATTTCAACAAGTTAACGATAGCATCTAATGTACTATCACCGCTTAATGCATCTCCTATATCTGAAGGACCAATTCCTTGAAGCTGACAGAATCTTTTTAAAGACCATGTACAAAACCTCATAGGTATCTTAGTCCCATCACTAAGGGTTAGTTCGTAATGTCCTCTCATATTTTGGTGTTTTTGGTGTTATTATGCGTTAGTAGCCTGAGTTAATACTCCTTGTCCTGTGAAAGCAGCAGAGTAAGTAACTGGAGATTCCATATCAGCAGTGATGTCTAAGCTTTCTACAAATGCAGAACCAGACCAGATTAAATCACCTACTATTGGAGTGCTACCATTAACTGTAGTAAACTTAACTGTAACTACACCTCTTCCGTTTAAAGCAGAGAAAATATCTCCTACTACATAGTTTGTACCTGTTGGTTCAACTGTAGTAAGACCATCTGTAGTTAAAGACCAAGAACGCAAACCTGCGATTTGATCAGCCCATCCACCGCTTGATTTAGTTGTTGCATCTGGTAAGTCAGCACTTACAGATAAAGAGCAAGATGTAGAGTGAGCTACAACTTCAGTTCCTACTAGAACTACTAGGTTTGTACCATTAAAAATTCCTGTTGTTGGCATTTTATTTTATTTTAATTTTTTATAATATCTGTGTTACGAAATGTTCAAATACAATGACTCTCTTAAATACATAAGCTTCATCTACATAATCAAAGGTAGCTTCATTAGATGACATTCTACGAGTGACTATTTTAAAGTCAGGAGAAGCACTTGGGTAATCTGGCACATTAACGCCTATGATCACTAACAATTCATTAGCCCACTGGTCTACCGATTTCTGCCCTACTTCACCTGACTTAAATGTTCTATAGACAATATCAAATTGGATAGTAACGTCAAAGTTATAACTCTGTTTATCACTATTCTCAATAGATGTTTGACTACTAATGATTAAGAACGGAGGCTCTACAGTATCAGGTGCAATAGTATCGTAAACACCCAAAGAAAAACTTTGTGATGCTAACTTATCTACATAAGCCTTTCGTATAGCATATCCGCAATCTTTCATTAAGCTTCTGTTTCCTCTTTTACTTCCTCAGGATTTTGTTCTTGAGCAAGTTTTGATAAGAACTGAGTTAAAGGTAAACCATACTTAGTTGGCAATTCTTGGATGAATGCGTCTAATTGTTTTACCTGCTCTTCGTTTAATGTAATTGTCATGGTATTGATTTTGTACAAATTTAACGAAATATATTTATATCTTAAATTCCTTTATAGTATATAAAAGTTGACTATACCTTTTATCAAACGAGGTCATCAAGAATGGTCTAGTTGGTTGATTTGTAAACTTTTTAGGGCTTTGAACTATATATTGTCTAGCAAATTTGCTTTGCTCACCTGGACTAATATTTACTAAAGGAGGCAGATTTATTTGAAATCTAGTACCAAATTCAACATAAGGAGCATATTTAACAGATTTGTTACCTGCACTAACATAACCAGACAATGTCTTTTTATCAACCTTCTTATGAGTAATACTTCTTTGTAATGCTCCTGATTTTACCCTTACACTAGATTTAGCATCTTGTTGAATAGCAACCAAAGTTTGATTAATTGAGTTCGCTATATGCTTTTCAAGTCTTTCATTAGCATTGCTAAATTTCTTTCTCAATGATTCTAAGCCAGTTATGCCCATGCTAAATGCTGCCATTATTTAAGTGTTGAGCAGCCTATTAAAAAATACTTATTACGATCTTGTTCGTTAATAACAGAGTTAATCACATATAATTTACTTTGAAAGCTGATTACCAACTTCTTATCAAATACTTTAGATGTTGTATATCTTATTCTAAATGTGATATCTGTAGCAAAGCCATCTGTCCCTGCTATATTTGTTCTTGATTCACTATCTCTTACAATCTCAGCCCAACAAGTATAGTAATCCACAAGAGTATTTACAAAACCCCCTGCACTATCGGATACGCTAGTCTTACTTTGGAAAGTAATCCTATTCATTAGTCTTCCTATCATTAGATAATTACGTTTATGCGTTTAAATGGCTTCATAAGCTCGTATGCGGTCATCAAATTAGCTGATGGCTTAGTTGCCTCAACTGATGACTCTCTGTACTCATATAGGTCTGAAACCATCTTTAAAAGGGCTGTCTTCATTGTTTCAGGAGTTGTAGTGTAACCACAAGTGTAAGTGAACCTGAACTCATTGTTATATATGCTAGTCATATAGACCTTTTTGGTAGTATCACCAAGAACTTGGTAACCACCAACAGGTATTACAACCCATCCTGTGCCATCCCAATACTCAACTACAGATATTACGTTTGTAGGAACATAAGGTAGCTCTATAAAGCTATCCACATAAGCTACCACTCTTAATGTTCTAGGAGTCATTGCAACTCCTGCATATTGCTCAAGTCTTGTTTGAGCTGTATTGATTAAAGATGTAATCAAAGTATCATCTTCGCTGTAATCTACTCTAAGGTAATTCTTAGCTTCGGCTAAAGTAACTACCGTTGCTGATGGTGCTACTGTGGTTGTTATATCTCTTACTATTTGCATTATGCCATTGTTTTTACAAAAATAACTAAAATATAGCGGACATAAAAAAGGAGGCAGTTTGCGGCTGCCCCCTTGTATTCCTTC